GGGGTATTGTAAAATGGCCGGAGGACTTATGCAGCTCGTAGCTTATGGCGCCCAGGACGTCTACCTGACCGGTAACCCCAAGGTTACCTTCTTCCAGGCAGTGTACAAGCGCCACACCAACTTCGCAATGGAGCTCATCCAGCAGACTGTGAACGGTACCCCATCAAACGGCGGCCGCGTGTCCGTGACCATCGCCCGCAACGGCGATCTGGTCGGCAACATGCACCTGGCACTGGCACCAGCACTGACCGTGCTGGGCTCGTCCGTGACCGCCAACGCAACCTCCAACAACGTCACCTACGATTCCAACTGGATCGCTGAGCGTGCCATCGCCGCAGTGGAGCTGACCATCGGTGGCCAGCGCATCGACAAGCACTTCCAGACCTGGTGGCGCCTGTACGCTGAGGTCTTCCTGAACCAGGACAACAAGACCCAGTACAACAAGATGACCACCGCCATGGCTGCTCTGCGCATGACCGGCACTGGCACAACCCCCTACCGTGTGTACCTGCCTCTGCTGTTCTTCTTCAACCGCAACCCAGGCCTGTACCTGCCCCTGATTGCTCTCCAGTACCACGAGGTCCGCCTGGACTTTGACCTGACCAGCTACTACAGCAGCTACCTGAGCACCGCCATCTTCGAGGTGTGGGCCAACTACATCTACCTGGACACTGAGGAGCGCCGCCGGTTCGCCCAGAAGGCACACGAGTACCTGATCGAGCAGGTGCAGCACAGCGGCGGTGACACCATCGCCTCCGGTTTCAGCGAGACCAGCCCCCAGCTGATCCGCCTGGCATTCAACCACCCAGTGAAGGAGCTGGTGTGGTGCTACCAGAACTCTTCCCCATCCACACAGCTGAACGCCATGTGGAACTTCACCACCAACCACGCCAACGTGAACGTGACCGTGGATCCCACCCTGCTGGCCTCGTCCAACATCCAGTGCTACGAGCCCCAGTCCCTGGGTGCACCCAAGCTGGTGTGCGGCTCCAACACCATCATCGAGACCTTCAAGGGTACCCCCACCGTCTCCACCTCAATTTACTCCACATGGACAGAGGAGGGCAACACCGCACCAGGTCTGTACGAGGTGGGCCCTCTGCACCAGTTCAAGGTGATCCTGAACGGCCAGGACCGCTTCAAGGAGCAGTACGGCCGCTACTTCAACCAGGTGCAGCCATTCTACCACCACTCCGGCAACCCCTACCCCGGCATCTACACCTACTCCTTCGCCCTGCAGCCCGAGGAGCACCAGCCAACCGGCACCTGCAACTTCTCTCGCATTGACAACGCCCAGGTGTACGTCGCCCTCAAGGCCACCTCCCTGGCAACCATCCAGAAGATGTTCGCAGTCAACTACAACATCCTGCGCATCCAGTCTGGCATGGGCGGCCTCGCATTCTCCAACTAGAGAACTCTTCTGCGAGCCTTGCGAAACGCGAAAAATCAGGGGCTACGGCCCCGGCCTTCGGGCCCAAAAGTGATAAAGACTTCTGGGACTGAAACCATATATGGTAATTGTACTCATTGTAGGTATAGTTATCATATCCATATTCTCCTTTGCGATGGGATATTTCATTCGATCCCAGGAAAAGACGAAAGGTTGGGAAGGTTTATAAATAAACTTTCCTGTGACTGATCATTATCTAAAGGTGATTGATACTACTCAATGAAATCTCCCTGACCAGGAAGATGGCGAAGAAGTTCTTTGATATCACATCCAGTGCATTGTACATTACGTTCTTTTCAGCTTCTGGTAGAACATACGCGACACCGTACAACCCCCAAACCAGCGATATAAACTTGAAGATGTTGTTGCCAGCACCGCCCATCTCCTTGTATATAATCCTGAACGTCATGATGAATGCGGCTGTACCAATCACAACTGCACTCATCTTTGGTATCACCCCAATCTCACCCAGATAGCCTGCTATGAGCATAGCGAGATTTGATAAGAGTATACGAACAAACTGCGACTTGTATTTCTTGGCAATCACACCAGCTGAGCGTTCACCCTTCTTGTACAGAAAGTAAGATGACATGCTCACCAGCATCATAGGGGTGGTCAGGAACCAGTCAAAGTAGCGAGTAATGGCCATGTGCTCAAGCTTTATGTTACGCAGAAGAGCGACGTAGAATGTAAATTGGATGGCGGTTACAAGCAACTCGAGCCTCAGAGTATGTACAAGCAACTTTGGCTCCTTGAGCCACAAACCTTTTTGAGCAAACAGGGCTGAGACTGCCTGTGCCCAAATACTCAGATTCGTAGAGTGTCGAAGCACATCCATTAATATGTAGTTACAAAATAATGGAATGTCCTGTATGTGCCGAGGATCCTACAAGCCACTCATTCAAACGTATTGAAACACTCCCAGATGGAACTGTCATCATGTATACCAAGCCAGCAGAGGCGAGCAAGTACTGGGACCGGGATGGGATCCTCTTTCACTATGATCAGAAGCTCTCGACTGTGGGTGACTGGGTTTGGGTGTTTGACGCAGAGGACTTTTCCTTTGAACATATGCTCGAGGTGGATGTCGCTATAAGCCTGGCCAAGCTCATCTCGTCCAAATACTCACAAACTCTGAAAAAGATTATGGTTATCAACCCTTCGTTTATGGTTCAGATTATGCTTACAATAGTGACTCCATTCCTGAATAAGCATGTCAGATCACTGATCGTTAAATTATGATTAGAAAACTCGCTAGCTAAAATAGATGAACTATGCAGTACTCGACGAAGAGGAGACTGTTGACTTTTCAACCCTGTCATTCCAGGACAAGCTCAACAAGATTCGGTTCTTCAACCTAGGACCTTCTGACACTGATGCTCCTCGCATCGAGTGTAACATCTTCGAGCTTGTTCCTGAATATCGAGCGGCAGTTGACAAATTGATTGATATTCAGCACCGGGTTGATCGAGCCCAGAAGCAAATCAACACAGTGACTGATCTCATTGACAAGCTTGACAAGACTCGCAAGTACACGGAAAGTCTCGGTGAAATAATTGATCAGTTTATTCAGGATGAGAAGCTGGATGAACTCAGGTCTGAGTATACAGAGGCTACGAGAGAGGTTCAGAAGTATCAGGGAGCATTTTCACTATGCAAGGATGTTGATCTTCTCAATAAATACATGTGTTTTATATGCCTTGAGCGTTCGATTAATGTATTTAACGACCCTTGCGGCCACACTATGTGTGATGAATGCGCAGCAAAAGTGTCAAACAGATGTCCTATGTGCCGAGCAGGAATCATGAAGAAGGGTAGACTTTTCCTCAGTACATAGTATGGCTGGTGGTATATTCGGCGGCCGAAAGTTTGTGTTCAACATCAAGTGTGTAATATTTACAGCGATTCTGGCAGGTGGTTATTGGGCTCTGCCACCCAAAAACCTGTATGTCCTCTTTTTCCTGCTCTGGGCGCCATATATAGCCATGGCATGGTATGACTATGCATATGACTGCAAGGATAAGCTGAAGCCAACGGTGATACCTTTTGGTCGCTATTTCTGGCTTCCATTCAAGCCACCCGGCTACAAGCAAGAGTTCAACAAAATGTCAAAGGATACCATTGGGTGGATGGACCGGGTGGATCACATCACATTATGGTCCATCCTAGTCTTCATCCTCTTCAAATTGTCTACTTAAAGAAATAGGCCCATGTATACTTGGGGCAGGCGTCGCCCCATCTGACCTTAGCTCAATTGGTAGAGCGAGAGACTGTAGGCACCAACGCCTGTTCTGGATGAGCAATCATCTCTAGGTCACGTGTTCGATTCACGTAGGTCAGAAAAGCTCCTGTAGCTCAGTGGTAGAGCGTCTGCTTAGTACGGAGGCTAGCCTCCAGCCTTGTAAGCAGAAGGTCTTGAGATCGAACCTCAACAGGAGCACCTTTCCGTTCTTGTAACTCAGTTGGTCAGAGTGTTGGTCTTATGTACCAGAAGTCGCGAGTTCAAGCCTCGCCAAGAACAATCTCCCTATAATATGTCGACCTGAGCAAGTCGTAAAAAGGCTTATATTCTCCTATAACTCAGTTGGTAGAGTATCAGACTGTTAATCTGAAAGTCGCAGGTTCAATCCCTGCTGGGAGAGTTTGTGAGTGAAATCCTCATTCACAAATTCCAACTTAAACCTATCGATCCCATATTACTCATATGGATCTAGAGCGCGTAAAGTACATCCGCGAGAGCTCGAAGGATGAGCTACAGGACTGTAATTACATCGAGCAGATGATGTGTAAACTTGGGTTTAATGACGAGCTGCTTTGGGAGCAGCCTGAAATTGTCAGAGCCAATACGGGTGGTCTGAAGATTTGGCAGTATCCTAATCAGTTTTCCAAGTATCTCAAGTTTTTGTCTGATAAGAACATTACTTCGTACCTGGAGATTGGTTGTCGCTGGGGAGGTACATTCGTACTGACAACTGAATATCTCAAAAAGTTTAACAACTTGACAGAGTCGGTTGCGGTTGATCTAATCGATTCACCTGTTGCCGAGTACACAGGAGGTACATTCATCAAGATGAACTCAATGAGTCAGGAATTCAAGGATTACATCTCCTCTAAGCAGTTTGATCTTGTTCTAATTGATGGCGACCACACATACGAGGGTGCAAAGAGTGATTATCTGCTTGTCAAGGATCATGCCAAGATTATTGTATTCCATGACATTACAAGTGTAGCCTGCCCGGGTGTTATGAAGATTTGGAATGAGATTAAGCACGAGTATGACTTTCATGAGTTTACTCAGCAGTATCACGAGGTGCCTTCGAGTTTTCTGGGGATTGGGGTAGCAGTTAAAAAGGTTTGATGCATATAATGTATGGAGAGGCGAGCCTATGAAGCTCAGCCAGTGCGCGTTCTCAAGCGCATCTGGCATTTCTCTCGCCGCAACTGTCTAGCTCGCAAGGGTGAAGCTGTAGAGCATACTCTGACGTTCCAGCAGATGGTTGACATCTGGCACTCTCAAAAAGGTCTTTGCTACTACTTAAAGATTCCGATGGTATTATTAACAGCAAGTGATTGGAAGTGCAGTCTCGAGCGCCGAGACCCCTCAAAGGGGTACACATCCGAAAACTGCGTGTTGTGTTGTCATGAGATGAATGGGGCTTGTCAGTGGACACAGGAAAAGGTGAGTGAGTTTAAAAATCATCTTGTGTACCCGATTGAACATGAATTTCAGATTACTGACTCGATACACCGCTTTGTGAGTTATTTGTGGTCCTCAGCCCGCTCTTCGTCTTCTGCGTGCAGGAAGAAAGGGCGGGCTGGGAAGGGTGAGTTTGATATTACGGTTGATTACCTAATTGATATTCTCACTTGGCAGGATGGTAGGTGCCATTACAGTGGTATACCAATGAATTTTGAGAAGAGGTCGACTTGGAAGGCGTCACTCGAGCGTCTGGATCCACTGTTGGGGTATACAGAAGGAAATGTGGTGTTTATTTGTTGGGAGTTTAATACATTCGATAATACTCATCGGATCGTTTACAGTAACGGGGGGAGCTGTAATTGGTCAAAAGAAAAGATTGAAAAAATCCGCAGCCATGTAGCTTAGTGGATAGAGCGCTCGCCTTCTAAGTCGGTGGACATGTTCACCTTCTGCGTGAGCGAGAGGTCGCGGGTTCGACCCCCGCCTTGGCTAAACCATCTCCGTCCGAGAATCTTCACCCCGTGTAGGGCTGGAGTCCCCGGATGAAGAACCAAATGCTCGAAGTCTTTCACCTATACTCATTATTCTCTGTCTGGGTGACATTGGAATATCGTTTGCAATTTTTCCAAGTGCCATGAAATTATCCATTCGTTTCTCGATTGGGTTACCTTGTTCGATGCACGTGATGAATTCAGCGTGGCATTCATTCATGAATGTCTTTCCTTCTGAAATTCTGTTTTCAGGGTCTATTGTCAACTCTTTTGATATTCTGAGACCTAGTTTCTGCATAGTGAGTGAAGATCTCAGAGCACTCGTCATCTTTTCATTCACCTTCAGGTACAGTTGTATTGAACCAAGTACACCTGTTCCTGCAGAAAGGACGGCGTTAATTATACTCACATAGCTTTGAGGTACAAACTCGTTCAGAACTACGGCAGTAAGAGCATTGAGTGCTGATATACCTATTATAGGTATGTTGAATCTCTGGGCGAGCTTGTGAAAGTATACATGTTCCTTGCGGTAGTAATCCTGCATCAGGTTGCACTGCTTTTCAAGCTCCTTGAGAAACTTTTGCTCCTCAGGGTGCCATACATTTGTCTTTTCCATCCTTATTTAACGCAGCGAAAACTTTTCACATTGGCCGGAGCCTCTGACCAAAACTTCTTTTCATCACTCTGGAACAAGTCAAAGAGTCGCATATTTTCATCTACAATCATTCGACCACGTTCGTCCGCTAGGTCTACTCGTACAACCCCCTCTGGCACCTGATCTACAAGGCTGGTTCTGGTATCAGGGATACCTGCAATGTGATATGTAATGTCATGCTTTGATCCATCCTCTAGCTCGATCCAGCAGTGCCAGCAAGACTCGTTGTCACCCGTCACTATAAATCCATCAACAAGTTTGCATTCGAGCTTCTGCACCGTCCTCAGATATTTGGCGAGGATTGCTTGATGGTGGATTACTGTTCCACCCACCTTGTGGAGCTTCATCCTGAGGCTGAGTCTGCGTACGTATTCATCCATTGATTACAAAGCATGGTTATTCTTTACGTGTGCTTTAAAAAAAAACAGCGCCTCCTTTATAATGGATCCAATTCTCACCGTGGATAATGCTCGCTTCACAACCTTTCCGATCAGGTACCCAGGCCTCTGGGAGTTGTACAAAAAGGCGGTGGGGAGCTTCTGGACTGCTGAGGAGATTGACCTTGGGGGTGATCTCAAGGACTGGGACAAGCTTGGTTCCGGTGAGCAGCACTTTATCAAGATGGTTCTCGCATTCTTTGCCGCATCAGATGGTATTGTATTCGAGAATATCGACATGAACTTTGGGTCCGAGGTGCAGATTGCAGAGGCGAGATCATTCTACGCGTACCAGGGATTCAACGAGGCTATTCACGGAGAGACTTATTCGCTCATGATTGACAAGCTGGTACGCGACCCAGTCGAAAAGAGTCAACTATTTAAGGCGATTGACAATATCAAATGTATCAATGACAAGGCGACCTGGGCTATGCTATGGATGCATCGGGGTCTACCATTTGCTCAGCGACTGGTTGCATTCGCATGCGTCGAGGGAATATTCTTTAGTGGAAGTTTTTGTGCTATATTCTGGCTGAAGCGCCGAGGAATCATGCCTGGCTTGTGCTTCTCGAATGAGCTCATCTCACGTGACGAGGGTATGCATCAGACATTTGCTGTAGAGTTGTACCACCAGCTCCAAGATAAGGTGGAATCTGGCATTATTCAGGAGATTGTAAAGAGTGCAGTCGAGATTGAAAAAGAGTTTATCATCGAGGCTCTTCCATGCAAGCTGATTGGCATGGATTCGGTACAGATGAGTCAATATATCGAGTATGTTGCTGATCGCCTGCTGAAGCAGTTTGGCGTGGAGCCTGTTTACAATTCGGCTTGTCCCTTCGACTGGATGGAGAACATCTCGTTGGAGGGTAAGACCAACTTTTTTGAAAAGAGGGTCGGGGATTACTCGAAGCATATTATGCCCGAGGGTGATTCAGTGCGATTTGACGAAGAATTCTGATTTACATCTCTGCTGGCTCGCCGTCATAGCCTGACATGCTCTTGGGCAGCACCATCTTCAGCACTGCCAGCAGTACCAGGAAGACAACTGCGTGCAGTACCAGGCCGCCTGGCGCAGCGCGGCCAGTGGCGTTGGCGATCCAGTCACCTGCCAGGCCTGAGGTCAGCTTGTACGTCTCTGGGCTGGAGACGATCACGAAGGCGAGGACTGCAACCAGGTTGGAGGGGGTAATAAACTTTGCCATTTATACTATCCTAGATTTTAGTTTCGGATCTTCATCAAAAAAAATACAATCGCCAAAAACACGGCGGTGTGAAGGAACAGACCACCGGCTGACGGGCAACCACCAGACCCCGCCACCCAGTCGCCAAAGAACTGAGATGTCAGCTTGTACGTCTCTGGATTGGATACAAGGAAAAACACGAGTGCAGAGTACACTGAGTACTTGAACTTGACTGTATCACTCTTCTTCATACCACCGCAGCCACATCCGCAGTCGAGCTTTTTTTCAAGGCCCATGCCACCCATTTATAGTACCCAAGATTAAATCTCTGAGATCCGGGCCTAAAGAGATGGAGCCCTTGATATATAGAAAGCAAAGATGGCCTCCTCCATTGTTCTGTTCAACAACTTCTCTGCTGACATGGTTAACTTTAGCGAGCTGAAGAAGAACAAGCTGGGTGGCAAGTTTATCAACCTCCAGGGCTCTTCTGGTGAGAAGCTGAACATCCAGCTGCCGGCGATGCGTGTTCCCTTTGGCCTGAGCGAGTTCACCGACAAGGGCTCGGGCAAGGTGACTTACAGCCTTGATCTGTCTCTGGATGACCCTGACGTTCGCGAGATCCTTCAGGAGCTCGATGAGCGTGTGCTCCAGTATGTGGTGGACAACAGCACCCAGTTCCTGGGCAAGCCTTACAAGAAGGAGATTCTCCAGGAGGCTCTGTTCAAGCCTATGGTCAAGCTGAGCAAGGGTGACTACGCCCCTACGCTGAAGCTCAAGGTGCCCACCACTCGCGAGGGCAAGTTTCTGCCCTCTTGCTTCGAGCAGGACCGCAGCGTCGCTCAGATTGACTCGATCGAGAAGGGTTCTATGGTGTTCACCATTGTCGAGCTCAACCAGATTTGGTTCATCGACAACAAGTTTGGTGTGTCGGTCCGCCTGCAGCAGGTGATGAAGATGCCCCGCGCCAACCTGACGGAGTTTGCCTTTACGGTTGAGAAGGATACCGATGACGCCGCTAGCGATGAGATTGACATCCCGGCAGATGTCTAAGATTCCAGCCTGCGTTTTTTTGTAGCCGAGTAGTAGATGTGTAGTATCCGTACTACCAAGTTTTTGGGTGAGGGCCAGTCATCCAAGGTGTACTCGGCCCTCAACGCGAACCGCAAGAGTATAGCCGTCAAGGTGACCGTCAGAGACGTTCGTTTCAAAGTGCAACCGTGTGAAATTGAATATAACATTATGCGTAGACTTCATGAGATTGTCCCGTCCTTTGTCCCCACAACCTATGGCGCTTCATGGTGCCGAAACTTCAAACCAGGTGTTTTTAAGCGTAACGCATTTAGGCCCGATGTGTCTCAACAATATATAATGAAGATGGAGCTCTTCCCTCGTGGAGACCTCCACAAGATGCTCGAAGAGCTTCACAGACAAAAGAAGCTAACGGACGCCACACTGAAAGTAGTCATTGCTCAGGTACTGACTGCTCTCCGTGAGATTCAGAAGAAGCTCCCGAGCTTTCGCCACAATGACCTCCATCTTCACAATATTCTTGTAGCAGATCTCCCACTCAACAGAGTCAACTTTTACAATGGTTATGGCATTCAGAGTTCTGGATTCCGGTGTGTCATCTATGACTTTAACCTCTCGGTCATGTCTGGTACCCAGAATCCTCTACTCACTGATCCGCGCCTTCTAAATGAGTATGGTATATACGAAGGCAACAGCGACAAGTATGACATGCATTTCTTTCTCAACTCTCTACTCGACTGGCTGACAAAGCACGGGGCTGGTGGTAAATATGACGAGACCAGAACCTTTCTGATGAGGTGTCTCCCTGTTGGTTATCAGGGTCGCCAGGATTCCAAGGTGAAGAACTTTCGGCTCAAGCCAAACGTAACAACTAACAGCCTTGCATCTCTTGAACTCGTTATGAAGGACCCTTTCTTCAAGCCTATGAAGAATCTTTACAATGCACCGGAGGAGGGTGAGATTGTGGAGAGCCCTGTAAGAGCACCAGCTACTGGTCCAATCAAACCTCCACCTGCGCGCGTCAACCGACCACCCTCCAAGATGATGAAGCTTCCTACAAACGCTGGCAACTCACGCACATCAACGAGCGTACTACCAAGTATATCATACAGACTTCCACCCAATGCTTACAAGAGTGCACAGTTCCGAGTTTTGCTCAACCTCATGACTGAGCCTGGGCCAAACAAGAATGAGTGGAACAAGTTCAAGAATGAGCTAGGCCGTGTTAATATGGCAAAGGTGAATGCCGAGCGCAAACTCCGAGAGAAGAAGGGTCGCAACAATGTCGAGGCGGAGATGGTCAAAATCTACAAGGCTAGAGGTGTTCCTTCATATGCGCGCCAGACTGTTTCACTCCCAGAGTACAAGCCACTTGTTCTTCCACCGCCACTAGTGAATACAAGACCTGTCAAGCCAAAGGCGGTTACATTCGAGGAAAAGTATAGCCACGCCTTCAAGGCTCCTGGACACGTCCGACCAGAGACTAAGGTGCTGAATGTGAAGCAGGCTCCACCGGTGCCATTTGTCGACCCCAAGGCTCCAAAGTTTGTCGCACCCAAACCTCTACCCATCTCAAGTGTCTTCAAGTCGGTGGAGAATCTGCTGAAGATGCCCAACCGTGAACCTTTCATGCACAAGATGAATATGGGTCAGTACAAGACTGGACCAATGCCACGCATCCAGCTCGACAAGACATTTATCAAGTGTGAGAGTCTCGATCGCGAAACTCTCAACCTTATGGCTGAGGCTCATGGTCTCAACCCAAGACTTTACAAGAGCAAGGGGCTTCTGTGCCAGGCGCTCAAGCGTCTGCACAATGGATAATAAAGAAAATAATGTCGGTTAATTACAAATGAACAAGATGATGATTATTGGTGTTGTGCTTGCGGTTCTTGTCTCACTCTGGCTCATGAGACGTTCAGGCAAGCCTTCTAATGGGTGCAAGGGGTCAAAGACAGTTGGGCCTCTGACCATTTACGGTACCATGGGGTGTGGATGGACCAAAAAGCAGCTGAAGCACTGCGACGAGAAGAAGATTCCTTACAAGTTTGTGGATTGCGACTCTGAGACTTGCCCAGAGTTTGTCAAGGGGTATCCAACAATGGACAAGTCTGGTGAGATTATCGAGGGATACCGCGAGTTCTAAGCGTGACCCCACAGGGTCAGAGCCATCGCCAGCAGGAATGTCTGCCACAGGGTCTTTATTGGGCGGATAACAGTTATTGCGTTGACCAGCACGTTGTTCCACAGGAACCGCAATAGGAATGTATAAAGAATTGTAAAGAGTACAAGTGCGATCAATTTCTGCCCAACTGGGAGATTGCGTACAGACATCATTAGTATACAGCCTGAAAAAAACACGGCTGTATAGTAGATGAAGCTCCCTCTCTCAGGATCGGAGCCAAACTTCGACTCGGATGTATGGGCCGTAGTAGGGAATAACTGCTACGATTATGCATTTGGTGACAACCGCCCCAAGTCGGGTTTGTTTGCTAAAAAGAATAACATGGTGCGTAACGAAAAGGGTGGGTGGATGAAGAGAAATGCTCGTAATGAAAAGAGTACACCCGGACGTGTCGCTGGTATATCAGCCAACGGTCTGGATTTCAGAACGTGCAAGGGTCTGAACCAGCGTATTCTTGCCGATAACCCAGGTAACGTGTACAAGTGCAGCAACCCGAATACAGTGTGCCGTAGAGGATTCTACAAGGTGATGGCATTCGTAGCGCCCGAGAATGATTATGGGAACAGCTCTGGCGACTTTCACTTTTACAAGCAGGTTGGGGCTGTTCGTTACAAGATCAAGGCGGGTGATACAATGGAGGAGCTTGCTCGCACCTTCGACGTTACACCGGCAGTCATTCGTAATGCAGCACACAAGCTTGAAAAGGCTCGTAACAATACGAATGGCATGATTAACAACAAAACCAATGGCAATGCTCAGACTCAGGCTCGCAACATGGCTCCAAATAGCAACAAGAATTCGAGATTGCTAGTACCTGGTAGGATCATCACATTCCCCATAAATCTCTGGGCTCACAAGCTAGGATGGGGAACACGTCCCCTGATGGTTGATGCATCTGGCAAGGCTATCAAGAACCCTTTGACGGCAGACAGAAACTACGGGTACAAGTACAAGACTCTATGTGGTGTTTACTGCGTCAGAGCCGGGTACGCGAAAACGGGTAATGCCTAGTTCCCTCAGCACCTCTTCAAGAACCTCACCAAACTCAATGTCAAAATTAATATCAGTGACTGTTCGCCTCGATACATCCAATATGGCAGTCTCTGAAAGACCGAAACTCTCAATCATAGTTTGAATATTACTGGTTGTATACGTCTCTGTAGCAGTATTACCATCCACACTGGACTGGATGGTAATAGTTATGTTGTAAATTGGTTGATCGAAGGGTTCCCTGCACATCGGGCAAGTTCTACTGGATCTTTTCCACCTGTCAATACACCTTACATGAAACGAGTGACCACATTCAAGTTGTCTAGTGACTCTTGGTAGCATATTGGTCATACAGATTGAGCACTGATCACCTTCGGTATGAAGGTGACAACGGTCTGATTCTTGTCTAGGTTTGCACTTACATTGACCGCCGAGTCTTGTCAGACCGGTGCATCTTCTATCGCTCATATTACTATAGTTATACTTTAAGGTTAGTCATCCTCCGCGAGAGTTCTATAGCGGCGTCTGGCGGACCGAAGCTGGGACTCGAGTGATCGAATGGCATCGTTATATGTCAGCCTCATTCTCTCCTCGACCGCCCCCTTGAGCTGGATGATCGGATCATCCGTCTGACTTGCTCTACAAACAGGACATTCGTTTGATGATTCGTACCACTTGATGATACAAGTTGCATGAAACGAATGTCCGCAACTAAGACGTTTGCTAGACTTGGAATTCAGAGAAGTTACATTTTCAAGACAGATTGCACATGTTTGGGAAAGATGTACACAGCACTTGCCGTCCAGAAGTGCCGGCTTTCTGCACTTTCTCCCCTGAGCGGTTACGGATGTACAGTTCATTCTCTAATTTTAGCACTGAAATAATTTCACTGTGTATTTGCTGCGCTGAGCGCCCAGAGACGTTTATGGGTATCACAACACATGGAATCTTCATAGCCAGCTCAGTGTACAACGAGTGAAGCTCCTGAAGATATTCCAAACTTACCGATGTATCACCAGTTTGTTCACGAATCTTGATCCTCTCGTGCGCCTCCTCTGGTGAACACGTCAGGTAGATGTACAAGTCTGGATGCCAACCAAGCCTCTTATAGTACTTTTGGTAGATACTGTCCTCTTCCTGAGTAACCTTATTGTTTTTGACGAGATTGGCCCAAAACACATAGTTTGATGAAAGTGGGCATCTCTCATGAATAGTAATCGAAGACTCTGAACCCGCCTGGAAACTATTCAGGATTTGCATCTGAAGGAGAAAGGCCCACCGAGGCTGATCCTTGTAAAAGAGTTCAAGTGACCAATCATCGATAGGCTCCCTAAAAACCCTATACCCCACCTGCTCAAGGAGACGAAGCTGCGTAGACTTTCCCACCCCTATATTTCCGTCAATAACAATCTTCATACATTACACGCTTCAATTGTCTTTATCAGTTGTGAGTGCCCAAGGGCGCAGGCAGCTCATGTCATTCTGGAACCCGATCACGTCGGGGCCCTTCTCCTGCAACAGCTGGCGGAAACCAGCATTGTCGGTTATGTTGAGGCCAGCGGAGGCCATCATCTTCGCGGTCATCACACGGTTGCTATCGAGAAATGTGAGGCAACGGCCGTCAGCCATTCCGATTCTCTGCGACATTTAACATCTATACATATTATTTTAGCACCCTGAGCCACTCGCTAAACTTGGCACCCATGAAAATCTCATGGAGCTGGGGCTCTTCGTCAGACTTGTGACGATGATCTGATAGGATATTCTCATTGAGTTTCTTGTAGGCGTGCACCACCTCCTTCAGGTTCTCCGCCCCGTTGATGCCGATGTTGCCCGTGGAAAACACGCTGCAGGTAACCTGCTTCATGCCCCGCTTGGGAGAAAACTTTACAATGAGGCCCGCGTAGTTGGATGGCTCGTACGTTGCAGTGAACGTGGGGTCCTTGGCAAGATGCCGGTGAAGCTTATATAGATTAATGCGACAGTTGGTGGAAAAGTTGGTGTTGATCATGACAACGCTGTACTTCTCAAATGGAATGTCAAACTTCTTGCCAAAGATGTAGCTCAGAATCACCTCAGTCTGCTTGGTGACGCGCTTGCAGTCGAGGATGTTCGAGCACCCAGTCACCTGAATCGAGCCGTTCGGGAAGAGGCGGATCGCCTTGGTGGAAAAGGCATCCGTGTACCCGATAGTCACCTGATTCATGAATGAGTTTGGCCGAAGGCTCCACTCAAACCCAGACTTGCTCCCCTTGGGGACGATGGTGATAGTCTTGAGCTTCTTGAACACCTTTGCCACATACTGCAGATTGATACCTTCGAGAGCGCCGCGGCACACCATAGTGATAGTGGTTATCGCCACCCATGAAGGCCTGGTCTCCTCAGGAAACTCGTCCCGAAACTGAGCGAGAGTCTTGATGTACTCGAAGGTATCCATTTCATATATAGCTTAAATATACACCTATTTACCTGGGTCATTTAAGGACACCCTTTTTAACAAAAGTGCCGGTTCATATCCTGAGACTGGGCCTTGACACGGTCCTGAGTAAACTCTTCACATACACGTTTCCAGATAGCCTTCTGGCACTCGATGTGGTATTTTTCATCCACCACCAAAAACAAGCACTCTGCACATATCATATATCAAAAGACTCGAAAAGTTCTTCGACTGGAGTCTTTTCTGGCAACTCCGCATACCAAGCTCCCTGAGGTCCACACTGGAACTTGTCGAGACGTACAGCCTTGGCATAATTGTGATAAATCTGTCTATTGCTGATAGCAATCACCGAGCGTGCACACGTCTTGTCTTTGGGGTTGTAGTACAGGCAAACCTTGCACAGGGCTGAAAGACTCATCTGTATTGTAAGAGTTCTACACTTTTATATACGGAATGTCATGTGCACAGAACACGCAGTTCATTATTTCTAAAAAGGGTGCTTTTTTAAACCCAGGTTTAAACTGGGTTCTAGTTCCAGCAAACTCAAAATGGCCCTAGCCCGTGCGGAATCTGCCTTGTGTGGGCGCCTTATCGGGCCTTACCAGCGCGATGGTGTGTCTTGGATGCTCCAGCGCGAGATGGGTGAGGAGCGCCCCCGGGGCGGCTTTCTTTGCGATGAGATGGGTCTCGGTAAGACTGTCGAGGTGATTGCGACTATGCTGGGCAACCGGCATGCGCGCACCCTCATCGTCGCTCCCAAGTCGGTTATCCGTCAGTGGAGCGAGGAGATTCGTCGCTTCTCCGACTTTTCAGTTCACGTCTGGGATGGCGCGAATCGCACCGCCAGTACCGATACTCTCCGCCGCTTCGAGGTTGTCATCACCTCATATGGTCTCCTCACCCCTCGCGACGGCGTCAAGACATCTACTCCTCTCCATAACATCTCATGGGACCGGATTGTCCTCGACGAGGGGCACGAAGTTCGCAACCCCAAGTCCAAGACGCACATCAACGTCCGCTCACTGGCGGCTCGCATCCGCTGGATTGTCACCGGCACCCCCGTCTTCAACTCGATCCGCGACTTTATCGCCCTCTGCAACATCATGGGCATTGAAAAGCGGATGGTGCAGGGTTACACGTCTCAGATTCGCGACAAGCTCGTTCTGCGTCGGACCAAGGAGGATGTCTCCGAGTTCAACCCGCGACTGGCTCTGCCCACTTGCGACTTTGCAAACCTCGAGCTCGACATGAACCCTGAGGAGAAGCAGATTTATCGCGAGGCTTTCGAGGGCGGCCAGGAGACTATCGCGCGCATCATGAAGTCTGACAACCCAGGCCGCCACGCGATGATCTTCATCGAGTGTCTCTTGCGCGCGCGCCAGGCGATGATTTGGCCCCAACTCTACCTCGACGGCATTGCCATGAAGGATGAGGTGGACCCTGAGATTTTCACAGGGCGTTCGAAAAAGATGGACACTCTGATTGAGCTGATCCAAACTCACCCGACCGAAAAGACTCTGGTATTTTGCCAGTTCAAGGGTGAGATGGACACCATCCAGGAGCGCCTCACGCAGAGCAACATCGAGTGCTACCGCATCGACGGTCAGGTGGAGCAGGATGCACGCCAGTCGCGCATCGAAGCGTTTCGTGCAAGCGAGAGTGGGTGTGTGTTTATCATCCAAATCAAGGCGGGCGGTGTGGGGCTGAATCTCCAGGAGGCGACGCGCGTGTACATTACCGCGCCATCCTGGAATCCTGCGACGGAGCTGCAGGCTATTGCGCGCGCACACAGGACGGGCCAGACCCAGAAGGTGGTGATTCGCAAGCTGGTTTACACAGGCGACATCGGCCTCCCAAGTATCGAAGAAAGTATGATGGAGCTCCAGGGCCACAAGTCTGCGATTTGCGCAGAGGTGCTGAACGACCCCAGGCTGGCGAACCAGATTCCGGCGGCGTCAAAGGGACAAATGACTATCCAGGCTATCCGCAAAATTTTTAGCGGCTAAGTGTAATAGGATGCCGAAGAGTATGATTAAAAGCCAGCAGGCTCGTCAGAGTCCAGCACTGTCAGCGTGGCGTCGCGCGTGCAAGTCCAAGGGCTACTATAATCCAGGCGGACCCTTCAAGGCTTTGCCAAAGAAGGGTACATCAGCATACAAGGATCTGTATGATGTGTACCAGATGGAACTCCAGGTGGGCAACTCCCACAGGATTAACGTAAACAACTACAACAACAATAATTAAATTGTGTCATTCGAATAATAAATTGATTTAACTTTTCCAATAGCCTCTTTTTCATAACCCCGCGTCAAATTTTTTTCCAGGGTAATGTTAAATGTCCTCCCCAGTCATGAACGCAGCAGCCCTCCGTGCCCTGT